GCGGCGGGCGAGTTCGCGGGCTACCTCAAGATGGCCGGCGGATCGCCCCACGAGCGGTCCTACGCCCTCCGCCGGCTCGCCTCGATCACCGGCGACATGCGGCACCTCGAAGCCGCGGCGAAGGAATCGCCGCACGAGCCGGACCCGTGGGAGCGGCTGGCGCTCGCCCATCATCACCGGGACGATTGGCCGCGGTCGCTTGAGTTCGCCGAGAAGGCGATCGCGGCTCCGATCAGCACCCACGCCACCGATCCGCTCTCGAAGGCAAGGGCCGCCGAGTTGGCATCTATCGCCCTCTGGCACCTCGACCGGCGGGCTGACGCCCTCACGCACGCACGGGCCGCAGCGGCACAATTGCATTGGGACGAGCGTGTTGTGGCGAACGCGGCAGCGATGGAGGCGAGTCTATGAGCGTGCAAGGGGACATCGCGGCGGCGCTTGTGACCTCGCTCCAGGCGGTGACGTGGACGGCGACGGCCGACGCCGTGACGGTCGAGACGAAGAACTACCCGCAGTACGACATCGAGGATCTCGTCAATCCGGTGATCTGCATCACCGACGGGTCGATTGAGTCGGAGCGGATCGCCCGGTCGTCCCACATGCGGGTGTACGCCGTCGAGGTGTTCCTCGCCAGGCACACCCCGGAGGAGGCCGACTGCGACGTGATGCAGGATCTCCTCGAGGAGCTGCTTGGCTACCTCGAAGATCACTCTTGGGGTGCGGTGACGTGGCCGACCGGCGTGAGCTCGCCGCAGACGATCGTGGTCGAGAAGAACCCCGGCGAGGCTCTCGCCGAGCGAAACGTTTGGCGGGCCGGAATCGTGGTCACGTACCGCGTGCCAAGGAGCCACTGATGGGATGGAAAGCAGACTTTCGCACGGGGACGGTCACCGGGGACGGGCTGCTACGCCCGCGGGTCTCCGTCACGGTCAAGGAGGGCGGCGGCACGTCCGGGGCCGGGAAGCCGCCGAGCAAGTTCAAGTGGCAGCACGTGCAGAATCGGGTGGCTGTTGGCCGGCAACGGGCTCTCAGAATCGCCGGTGCCGAGGTGCGGCGGGCGACGCAACGCGCCATGTCGAACCGGAAGCCGCTCAAGGAAAAGCTCGTCGACCTCGGCGTCGTGAACGGCGAGCGGCTGATCGCCAAGCGGCGGCAGATCGCCATCCCCGAGCGGGTGACGAGCTGGAAGACGGCGCGTTTTCCGAAGGGCTTCCTCCGGTCCGACATCCAATACGACTACGACGCCTCGACGGACAGCGTCGTCGTCGGTCCTACCCGGCTCCCGAAGCTCAACAAGCTCCACGAGGTGGGCGGCCAGGTACGGCTGTGGTTCGTCCGCACCCGTGCCCCGTCGTCGGTGCCGCGGCGGCTGTCGGGCGGGGCCGTGTTCGGCATCACGTCGAACACGCCCGGCGGCACCAATCCGGTCGAGCTTGGCTCCCGCCGGGTCAAGGCTCGCCGGTACATGCAGACCGGGCTCGACGACGCCACGCCCAAGATCGCCGAGTCGTTTCGCGACACGATCTCCGGTCCGTGACCGCCACACCCCCTCCTGGCTTGCCGCCTCACCGCCGACGATAGAGCCACACCCCACGCGGAGGCTCTCGCATGGCCGGCGAAACGATCGTTCTCGGGAAGAACGTCACCTACACGGGCATCAGCAATGTGAGCGAAGGGTCGATTACGACCACGTTCACTGAAATCGACAAGACGAAGGCGGGCGACAGCGAGCGGACGATTCTCCGCGGGTGGGCCGAGCAGACGCTCGAGGTGACCTGCATCGACTCGCCCGGCGTGAATGAGGGCAGCGTCGTGACCGTCAGTGCGTCCGGCGCGAACGGCCACAACCTCTCCTCGATCAAGTTCCTCGTGACGAGCGTCTCCACGAGCGAACCGCTCGACGACAAGATCACGTACAGCGTCTCCTGCACCCGTGGCGTCCAATAAGGAGCGATCATGCCTGTCACCCTCGGCCGCGATGGCGGCACGCCCACCGGAGCCAACGGCGCAACCGGCGTGATCTCGGTCACGTGGAACCGGGAGGCGACGGCAATCGACGTGTCCCACCGCGGGCTCGTCAACGCCAGCGGCATTTCCTACAAGGCCGCGACGGGCGGATTCATCACCCGCACCGCCGAGATCGAGTGCCTCGACGCTACGGCCGTGATGACCTCGCTGGCGTCGGCCGGCACGGGCTACATCGTCACGAACGTCTCCGAGAATCGGCCGCTCGACGGGCCGGTGACGTTCACGTTGACGGCCAAGAAGACCTCCTGACATGCGGAGGCACGGATGGCGATCTCTCTCGGGCGTAACGCCGGTCTGACGTGGGACGGCGTGGCCGTGCCCGGCGTCCGTGATGTCACCGTGAGCTACGCCGCGGTCACCCGTGAGTTCCAGCCGTTCGGCTCGCGGACGATCGTGTCGTACCACACGGGGTACAGCGTCTCGCTGACCGTCGAAACAATCGACGACGCCGCGGCATCGACCGCCGTCGCGGCGAGCCTCGCCGGCACGGAGATCGCAGTCGTGGCCGGCGGGCACACGTTTACGGCGGTCGTCGTGAGCGTCTCGGATGCCATGCCGCTCGATGAAAAGCGGGCGTTTGCCATCCAGATGCAGAAGACATCCGCAGGGCTTCGATCATGAGAGAGTTCAAGGACAACGAAGGCAGGCCGTGGCACGTGTCGCTGACCGTGTCGTCTGCGAAGAGAGTCAAAGACTTGGTCCGCGTCGTGCTGCCGCCAAAGTCGGCCGACGAGCCGGTCCCGACAGAAGCGGTGCCGTTCGACCTTATCGACGCCGGCGAGATCGCCCGCACGTTCCAAGTCTTGCGGTCGAACTTCTCCGCTCTCGGCGAGACGCTGTACGCGATCCTCTTGCCGCAGGTCATTCAAAAGGGGCTGACGCAGGAGCAATTTCTCGACGGACTCCGTGGCGAGTCGCTCGAGCACGGAGGGGTAGCGGTCGAGGAGGAGCTGATCGGTTTTTTCCCCCCTCGCCTTCGCGGCGTGGTGACCTCGCTCGCGGCTCGGATGACCGAGCTGGCGGAGGAGGTGACCAGGCAGGCGGAGGCGGCGCTGCGGACACCTGGGCCGTCATCTGGGAATGTGCCGGCATCCTCGGCGTCCACCCCGGGGAGTGGACCGTCCGGCAACTGATGGCGGCCCGTGATGCTCGCCTTGAATCCGACTGGTGGCACACGGCACAGCAGATGGCGCAGTTTTTCAATGCTCACCGGGGGCAAGGAAAGCCGCCGATGGAAGCCGCGAAGTTCAACCCGTTTGCGACGACACGACCGACACCGAAGAGAGAGCCGACACAAGCCGACCTCGAAGCCCTGTTTGGACCCGCGGGAGGGTGATCTATGAGTGCGTCAGCAGTCCGCGGAGGCCAGGTCTACGTCGAGATCGGCGCGAACCCGTCGAAGCTGCTGAACGCGCTGCGGATCGTCAACACGCAGGTCGGAAATCTCGGATCGTCGATGGCCGACATCGGCACAAGCATGGCGGCCGCGGGCGGTGCAATCACGGCACCGATTGCCGCGGCTGCGTTCGCGTTTGCTGGGCAGAACGCCGAGATCGTCAAGGCACAAGAGGCGCTCAAGGGCATTGGGCAAGAGGTTGGGGCGGCCGTCGCGCCGGCGTTTGCGGGGATGGCGAAGGTGGTCACCGGGGCAGCCAATGCGGTCTCACGGTTTATTCGCGAGAACCCGAAGCTCATACAGCAGATGCTCATCCTCGGCGGCACGCTGACGGGTGTTGGGGCGACACTTTTCGGCTTAGGGACCGGCCTGAACATGCTCACTCGCGTCGTCGGTCCGATCTCGGCGACGCTGTTTGCTTTTGCGAAGTCTGCAATGGCAGTGGGTGCATCACTCATCACTATTGCCACAAGCGGCCCGGTACTTGCTCTCGCGGCGGTCCTCAGTGGTGTGGCGTTCGCCGCCCAGGCGGCCGGTGTTGATATGTCCGACCTTGCGGCAAAGGTCGGCGCTTCGTTTCAAGGACCGATCGGACAGGCAAAGCGACTCTTTTCCGATCTGGCAGCCACGGCATCAACGACCGTGGACGGCATCTACAACGCCATTGCGGCCGGTGACATTGCCGCCGCCGTCGACATCTTGTGGGCCGGCGTAAACGCCGCATGGCTGCGAGGACAGCAAGCGATCATGAACGCTCTCGATCCGTGGTCGAGCATGATCCAAAACACGTTCGACTTCCTGTTCACGAACGTCTTGATCGGATGGGACTTGCTCGCCACAGATTCGTCGAGTGCGGTTCGCAAGGTGTTGGCGGTCGTGATGGGCATCTTCGACGAGCTGGCGAATGGCGTGATGGCGACGTTCGACACGATCGTGGGCGAGATTCAGAAGGCGTGGATTCGCATTACCGGCTATCTCACCGGGGCGAAGGACACGCAGACCAAGCTCGACGCCATCGACAAGGAAAACCAATCCAGGGCGGATCAGCGGGGCAAGGACCGGCCCGGCCTTGCCGCCCGCATGAACGAGGCGATCGCCACGAACACGCAAGCCAACAAGGACGCCATCGATAGGGCAGTCACAAGTACGCTCAATCTTGAGCGTCGAATGATGGGCCGAGAAGACGCGAACCGGCAGCGGGCTGCCGACCGAGCCCAGGCCGTTGCCGACGCCAACGCCGCACTTCAACAGAAAGTCGGTCAGACACAGGCTCCAGCCGCGATCGCTCCGGGGGCATCCGGCAACGTCACGACGAGCGTGGCCGGCACGTTCTCGGCGTTCGGCCTCGGCCAGCTCGGCAGCGGCAACATCGACAAGCAGCAGCTCGACGAGTTGAAGCGCATCCGCGAGGAGCTGCAACGTCAGGCCCGCATGGGCGGCATCGGACCGTGAGGAGGACCGCGTGGCTATCACTTGGGTCGAGGATTCGACAAGCCGTTCGTCCACGATCTACCGGCTCGGCCGGCGGGATGCGAGTACCCGCGTCCGTGTGTGGAACGTAATCGGCACGACCGACGAAGACGCTCTCCACGCGGACATCAACGCCAAGGTCTCGTCGCTCTACGCCTATTGGACGTACCCCGGTCAGCCGCAGGTGAAGCTCCGGGCCGAGAACTACTCCGTCGCCTACCAGGGCGACGACGCATGGACGGTCACCGTCTCCTACGAGAAGGTCGGGGCCGACGACCCGACGCAGACGGGGCCTCTGAAGCGTGTCCGGTCGTTCGACACGACCGGCGGCACGCAGACCGTCAAGCAGTCCCGCGGCGGTGGAGACGGTGAGCGGGTGTACGGTCCGGCGGGAGAGTTGTCCGGGCAGAACAAGCCGACGATGTACGGGGCGATCAACGTCGACGACCGCGGCATCAGCGGCGTGGACATCGTGGTTCCTCAACTCACGTGGACCGAGTCGTACGAGGTGCCTTCGAGCTACGTCACGACCGCATACATCCGCACGGTGCACCTTCTTACCGGCTCGGTCAACGCCGACCCGTTTCGCGGGTTTCGCAAGAACGAGGTGTTGTTTCTCGGCATGACAGGATCGCAGGAGTGGGACGCCCAAAAAGGCGACGGGCCGTTCTCGCTGTCCTATCGGTTCTCGGCGACGCCGAACCGTGGCAACGAAGCTTTCGGCGGACTGCCGCCCGAAAGCATCGGAGACATCACGGCCTACAACAAGTACGGCCATGACTTCTTGTGGGTGAAATACGCCACCGAGGACGATCAGAACAACAACATCGTCATCCCGAAGCCGCTCTTCGTGTACGTCAACAAGGTCTACCCGGACGGCGACTTCTCGAAGATTGGGATCGGTGTTGCATGAGCGACGGTCGCGTAACGCCTGGGCCGATCAAAGGGCAGCTCTCGGCCCGTGCGTT